GACGCCAGCAACTGGATCTGATGGGCGCTGTGCTGGTTCGGATTGCCCGGATTGGGCTTCAACGTGTTCGGGTCCACCAGTTTGGTGTGGGCGCAGTAAATGGGGATGCTCACGCTGCGGGTGGAGTGTCAACGCGGTTGACGCTTTTCCTGGTTATGCGTGACTTGCGTATGGCGATGAAGCTGCCCAAAGGCGTGACCCCAAAGAAGTTTGCCCGTGCTCTCAAGGAGTGGCGCGAGCGCAAGGAGTTCAGCCAGCGTGATGCCGCCGAGTATTTGGAAATCAGCAAGCGCACCCTGGAGAACTGGGAGCAGGCGCGTGCAACACCGCGAGGCTATGCCGTGGTCGTGCTGATGAAGTTGATTGCTCCGAAGAAGCCGTGAGTTCAGCAGCAACAGGGATCGTTTGCGAGAACGTCAGTGTGGCCAAGCTCGACTGGGCCACTGATTGGCACCTGAACTTTCTCAAGCCTGCCGCTCTGCGAAGGTTCATGGCAGACTTGGCGGACATTGACGCCGATGCCCTCGCTCTTTGTGGTGACATCTCCGACGGTCCGCGACTTCAGGAACATTTCTCGCTGCTGGCTTCGAGCTTCGACAAGCCGCTGTTCTTTGTGCTGGGCAATCACGACCGCTATCACAGCTCTTTCGCCGAGGCTGAAAAAGCAGTGGCTGAGATCACCGGGATTCATCGCCATCTGTATCGCTTGCAGGGAGAGAAGATTTTCCAACTCTCTACGAACACCGCACTGGTGGGAGTGGATGGCTGGGCGGACGGCCTTGCCGGTGCTGGCAACCACTCAAGCATCCGCCTGAACGATGCCATCATGATTCGTGATCTTGCCGTTTTGCCGCCATCGCTTCAGTGGCTCAAAATGAAGGAACTGGCAGAGGGCTTTACACAGGCCGCAGCGATAGCACTGGACCAGGCTCTGGCGGGTTTTGAACACGTCATTTTCATCACTCATGTTCCACCGTTCCCGGAGGCTGCGTGGCATGAAGGACGGATGTCGGAACCCGAGTTCTTGCCGCATTTTTCCAATCCGACCTTGGGCACCATGCTTCGTGCCGCCTGCGCCAGATGGCCTGATAAACAGCTCACCGTTCTCTGCGGCCACACTCACGGCGAAGGCGTGTATCAGGAAGGGAACCTGAAGGTGATCACAGGTGGAGCTGAATATGGTGCGCCTGCTATTACAGACGTTCTCAAGATCGAATGAGTTGACTCCGCAACCAGCGGAGCATGGACATTCATCTTCCGCCGGACGTTGCTCGCAAGCTGCTCAACAAGGACTTGGCCAACCTGGTCAAGCGTGTGCAGCACGGCGGCAAGCTGAGCCGCAACGAGCGTTCGATGTTGCAGAACCTTGCCACTGCTTCCGGCGAGAACGCAGGGCCAACGCATGTGCCCAACATGGTGGAGCTTGCTGCCGTGCTCGGTGTGTCACGGCAATCACTCAACCAGTGGAAGAAACGCAAAGACGCGCCCAAGCCCGCCGCCAACGGCCTGCACGAAGTCGCTCAGTGGCGTGAGTTCATGAAGCGCCATGACCTCAAAGGCTCCACCACTGTGGTGGACGAGGAAACCGCCCTGCGTGCCCGCAAGCTGCTGGCCGAGGTGGAAGAACGTGAGCTCAAGGTGGCTGTGCGCAAAGGCCAGTATGTCAGCATCGAAGAAGTCCGGCTGGAGTGGACGTCACTGGTGGGCAAGGCCACGGCTTTGTTGCGCAACAAGTTCGAGAATGAACTGCCACCGATCCTGTCCGGTCTCGATGCCACCGCTATTCAGGAGGAGTGCCGCAAAGCCATCGACGAGGTGCTGAGAACGCTGCACCAGGGGCATGCGTGAGGTGCTGCACCAGATCTGGCGCGACGCATGGCGACCACCCGACCGTCGGCCGCCATGGGCGTGGGCGGAGGAGCATGTTCACTCCATTCCTTATTCTCCGGTGCCGGGCAGGTTTCGTGCGGATAACTCACCCTGGCTCAAGGAACCGCTCGAAGCACTGGTCGATCCCAAGGTTCGCATCGTCGCCATCCTCGCCTCGATCCAGTCGAGCAAGACCACCATTGGCGAGATTGGTCTGTGCTACATCATCGCCAACCTGCCGGGTCCAACACTCTGGCTCGATCAAACCGATGACGATGCCAAGGATCAGGCCGAGAGCCGCCTGGGCCGCGTCTTTGATGAATGCCCTGCCGTGCGGGCGCTCTACCCGCGTGACCGGCACAAGCTCAAAACTGCGACGAAGCACTTCTCCAATGGCATGACCTTGTGGGTGCTGGGTGCTCACAACAAGACCAACCTGCAACGCCGCTCGATCCGATGGCTGATCGGCGACGAAACCTGGCGCTGGCCCACCGGGCACATGGCAGAAGCTGAGGCCCGCGTCACGGCCTTCGGCTGGCTGGGCAAGTGCCTGTTCATGTCTCAGGGCGGCGAAGAGAACGACGACACGCATCGGAAGTTCGAGACCACCGACATGCGCGAGTGGACCTTTGAATGTCCGCACTGCCAAATGCGACAGCCTTACAAGTGGGACAACGTGGAATGGAGCAAGGACGCCCGCGACGAAATGGGCGAGTGGAACTTCGCCCGTGTGCGCGAAACTGCCGCGCTCAAATGCGATGGCTGCGGCCATCACTTCGAGGACGGCGACCGCACACGCCGTCTGCTCAACGCCGAAGGCCGCTATGTGCGCACCAACCTGCACGCCTCGACCGAGAACGTCGGGTTCCACTGGAACGCCTTGTGCGCGATGAGTTGGGGTCGACTCGCGGAGTTGTATCTGCGCGCCAAGGCAACGGCGAAGAAGGGCGATCTGGAGCCGCTGCGGCAGTTCTACCAGAAGCGGCTTGCCTTGCCCTGGCGTGACTACGTGGAGGATTTCAAACTGGAGATCACGCCCAGTGGCTACCGGCTCGGTGAAACCTGGGACGATGAAGCCGCTCTAGATCGTCAGGGCCGGATCATCGAATCACCAGGTGAAGGTGAGGCAATCGCGGCACCTTTGCGGTTCCTCACAGTGGACTGCCAGATGGATCACTTCTTCGTGGTGGCACGCGGTTGGTCGGCGGAGGGTTCCTCACGACTGCTGTGGCACGAACGGGTGCCAACCTGGGATGAAGTCATTACCGTGCAGGAACGGTTCTCGATCCATGCGGGCTTGGTATTTGTCGATGCCGGGCACGCGACGTATGAGGTCTATCGCGAGTGCGCGCGGCGTGGCTGGATCGCGTTGATGGGCGACAAACGCCCCACCTATGTTCACCGGCTCAAGGATGGCCGCAGCGTGCATCGCTTCTATTCACCCCGGCGCAAGGTGGTGCTGGGGCGCGGACAGAGTTGCTCGGTGTTCTACTGGTCCAACCTCAACATCAAAGACATGCTCGCACGCTTGCGGCGCAACCAGGCCCCGGAGAACGGCCCGACCTGGGAAATCGCCGAGGACGCCAGCGATGATTACCTGTCGCAGATGGACAGCGAGCAGCGCCTCCGCAAGGGTGGCAAGTGGTTGTGGGAACGGGTCGGCAAACGGCCCAATCACTACTGGGATTGTGAATCCATGCAGGTGGCTGCGGCCGTGATGCTCAAGCTCGTGGGTCGCGAGTCCGTCACCAAGGCGGATGACACAGTTGACGCCGATGCCGAGGCATGAAGCTTCTCACGTTTTCACTGCTGTGTCTCCTCACTTCCTGCGGCACCACCATCCCACTCTCGACGGGCAAGTTCAAAACCTATGCCGATGCAGACTCGCTCGCCGTGAGTGATGGCACTGTTTCCGTTACCATGGTGAACGTGAACCACAGCCGCACGAACGAGGTGTGGGCAGGGGCGGTGAAAACGCTCGGTTCCGACACGCTGCGCACCGTGCGGCACTACCTGACCATGGGTGCATTCACGAGCGGACTGCATTCGCTCACGGGTTATGGCAAGAGCAAGCTCGGCTCCGACGCAACGGTGGAGCAGGCTGAGATCAGCGCAGGCACGCGCAAGGCGGAACTCGATGC